GTCCAGTGTTAGCGCGCTACGCCAAATTCGCTAAGTGCACCTTCTCTAGGGGGCATCTGTGTTATATTTTGGGCATTGATCAACGACCAAGCCTACTCATGTCCAAGATTCCGCAGCTGTGAAGACCCATTCCTATTCGTTCACATACTCTAGAGCGACACACGTCGCTAGCTCGTTGCAACGCGCCCGGCTGCAACCGGTCACGTGGACTCACCGCGCGTTATTGCGAGCACAATGCGCCTGTGCTCAGCATAACCGCGCTCCGTCAAGAACGACGGAAAGGCGACGCAGCCCTCCAGTCGGCCAACGTCGTCGGGTGAAATGTTGTCGTGCAAGACACGCGGGGAGAAAGCGACTGGGTAATCGCCTTGATCGTGCCTCACATACTCAAAGTAATGCCGAGACCATGCCTCGGGCATCCAGTGAGGCGTGCCAATGTCTATCGGAGACAGCGTGAGCATGGCATCAATCTTCGCTTCGATGCGTTTTTGCTCATGAACTGGAATGCCAAATTTTGATTCAACCAGCAGTCGCGTTGAATGAAGTACTGCTGGTACCTCCTTTAGCACGTGTCTCGATTCCCAGGCCTCGATCAATTGGTCACGCTCCCACATGTTGATAGCGCGAGACCGGTCAATGTATCTTTGCAGATCAATGTGACTAGTGACGCGCATACCGTACTGCGCGAGCGATTGAATTATCGGACAACCTGGATATTGGTACGCAAACGACAGAGACTTGGCCCTAAGTAACTCCAATAGTCTCACGCGACCACATTTCACGTAGTCGAAGCCCGCCCAACCTAGGTCGGCGAGAACTTCGCGTGGATCAGTGATCACGGTTAGGCTTTCAGGGTCAAAAATCAAACCGCAAAACGACGCCATGTGTAGTTCTTTATGCTTCTCGATCTTGATGGTCAGACCAAGCGCTTTGAACAAAGCATCGTCAATTTTCTGGTGCGGTAGAAATCTGAATAGACCGTCATCGCCTTCGACAAATCCATCAATGTCCTCCTCACGAATGCCAGCCTTATAGCAAACGAACAGGAAGATCATAAGATTGGAGAACGAATTGCCGAGCGACGTGCACATCTCTCCTGACATGCGCGATTTGACGTTCTTTGCCGTAAACCCTTTGTAGTGGCAGGTTTGTGGCACCCCAATGTACTTGCGAACGAGTCCCATAAAGCTGTAGTCTCCCAGTAGACGTACATGCTCCAGATTCTGTGTCATATGCCCGTACAACACGAATTCTAAGATCTCCATGAGCTCGGGATCAAAGTGTGACTCAAACGCAGAGTAGTCAGTGGCATAGTAGCTGGCTCTATGGTCGTAAAGCCTCTCCCACACCACCCTCGCGCGATCCCTGACGGGCACCTTCTTGATGAACCATTTCATCTTAAAAAGCACCTTCTCTATCGCGCTAAAGATCGGCCCGACAAGAACCTTGAACTCATCCGACCTCGAATTGATGCCGCGCGAATGTTTCATCTCCGTGTAGCACTCAGGCTTCGGATGACTCTTACACTCGCCCTGCTTCTTGGTCAGCTTGTGTCCTAGGCTCTTGTGAACCTTTCTGAGCATCTCCTTTCGCCCGCCAGTGTAATTAGTC